CTCTTCTGTTACGCAATAGTCAATGAAATGAGGATGCTCCCTTAATGCAGGAACATCCTCCTTGGATTTCTGTATTGCTTCATATGCATCTACTGCATACTCACATATCTCATGATGTTTGTGTTGTAGGTCGTGATAACCTACTGTGTAATTCTTTTGTTGCGTTAGGGGCATGATCTTTCAATCCCATACTATCAAATATTTATAGCACGGATTGAGTAATTCTGCCTAGTTCAGTGTGGACTTCCTGACTATGTTAGAGTATCAACGCACCTATAATAAACCCTTTACCAAAAGCAAGGCACAACATCTGATAATCTGTTAACTTAAATTTCTCCTGTATCTTCTTTGCCCATTTCTTATCCCATTCTTTGAGATCATGAAATGTTTTCTTAAGATTTAAGTTCCACATTACTTAGGAGTCCTCCATGTATCAGTCTGATCAACCATCCAATCATACTTATTGACAACAGATTGACAATGTTTACATTCTAAAGTTGACCATGAAAAATTATTTATTGATTGTTTGGATCCACAATAAGGACACATTACCAATTTACCATTAGATCCTGCCCTAGATCTTTTATGAACTAAAGCATAGTCTTCTAAGGTAGTAACTTTACTACCATTAACAACTAATTTTTTGCTATGAGTAATCATTTTATAGAGGATATTTTGGTTGATCTTTAGAATTATCTGCAGTAATTTTAATAGGTGCTTGCTCAATTTTAATTGTTTGAGTGGGACCAGTTTGTGATGCCTTCTCAATTAACATTTCCATATCTTTTTTAGTGATACCAACAGCAGGAGCTCCATTACCATTACCATTACCATTTTTACTTTTAGCTGTCTGGACGCCAAATGTAGCCAAAACTCCTGTAAACACCGAAGCTATGAAGGTTGGATCAATTTTACCTTGAGGAAATCCTGGGATTGTAACATAATTTAATGTCAAGATTCCGCCGGACCAAACCAAGATTCCGAGACGTACAAATGTACTAATGATTGCTTGTTGCTCATCTTGGTCTGGTACTAATTTTTCTTTAATTTTCGCAAATACACCTTTAGGTTTTTCTTCTTCAACCTTTTTTTCTTTTACTTCTTCGGCCATAAGAATAGATATTACTATTCTTATATAGCAGTTATATCACCTATAATCCAAGATTTTAAACCATGTCCTTCTATTCTTAATTGGACATCTTCTGCCACATTAGCAGGAACCACCACACAATAACCAATACCCATATTAAATGTCTTCTTCATTTCTTCTTCTGGTATCTCACCAGCAAGCATGATCTTACTAAACAACTCTGGCATTGGCCAAGAATTATAATCAACTCTTGCTTCACATCCATCAGGAAGACATCGTGGGAGATTCTCTGGAATACCACCACCAGTAATATGTGCCATACCCATAATAGGAAAATCTTTTATAAGACTTGCAACCACAGGAGCATAAATGATAGTAGGATTGAGAAGTTCTGGCATATCAGCAAGTTTGATTTTATGTTTAAATAACATCTCTCTAATCAAACTAAACCCATTACTATGAACACCACTACTTTCTATACCAATAATAACATCACTCTCACGAATTAATCTTCCATCAATAATTTCTCCTTGTTCAACTATACCAGTACAAAATCCTGCAATATCTTTGATAGGATCTACCATACTCAATCGTTTTGGATGCTCTGCTGTCTCCCCACCCAATAAAGAACATCCTGATTGCTTACATCCTTCTGCTATACCATCAACCAATTCTGTTACTAAATCTCCATATAATTTCAAATTTGAAGTACAAATATAATCTAAAAAATATAATGGTTTTGCACCACAAGTAATCACATCATTGACACACATTGCAACAAGATCAATACCTATACCATTCATTACCGATGGATCACCAGTTGCATTTAATTCAGCAACATGAACTTTAGTTCCCACACCATCAGTACCAGAAACTAATACAGGATTTTCATATCCTGAAGGAATTCTCATCATCCCATTGAAACCACCAAATCCACCCAAGACCTCTGGTCTATGAGTGGATTTAACAGTCTCTTTAATTTGATTTACAAATAAATTCCCTGCTTCAATATCAACTCCTGCTGTTTTGTAATCCATTTTCCACTTCACTTTTGATACTATTATAGTATGCTTTACAATAACTGACAAGCCCTGCAGTAGTCATATACTTTTTACACCATTCATCTGCACAAGCATATATCACTTTATTATCATCAAATTCCTTCATAAGTATTGACAATGCTTCTTTTCTTACTTTTAATTGTGCTTCCGAAAGTTCATTCTGCATATTCACTTCCTTCTCCAATAAATTCTAAAGAAAAAATATCATGATCCTCAGATTTAGGATCAAACCATTCTTTAAATTCCCTATGAATTGACATAGCATCATTTACTTTATTAACATCAGATCCTTCAGACAATACATTCATTCTGCGTAATGCCCAATCATGTGAATTTTTAAGAGTTTCCTCTAAATTCTCCATAGTCCTTCCTCATGTACCGTCCAAGAATGTTACTATTATAATATGCAGGTTCTCCATTGTCAAGAGATTCTTTCAATACATTATTTAGAAACAACTGTTTTGTTTCCTCATAATTTACATCTCCGAGTCTGGTGTGAAGGGATAAGATCTCTCGTTTGAACGCAAGGTTTCCAAGTAACTTTCTATCTGCACTAAGTTCTGCAGAGCTTCCATAGTATCGTTTCCAGTCACTCTCAGACGTAACCCGTCTCTTACCACCTCTAGGCTTACGTTTTTGGATGAAATATTTTCTTCCGATGTATTGTTTACCCGACTGTTTATTAGTAATGCAGTAGACGAAACCGAAGAAATCATTAATATCGTCAGAAGTAAAAGCTGCACCTTGGTAGTACCAGGGATTTTCATAATCTCCTTCCATTTCATAATTTTATATTATTCTTTTTATTTAGATAAGTCTATCCCAATTCTTAAAACTATTAGCGTGCCATTGACCATAAACATCCTCTGGAGGATCTCCACCACGATTATAAAATTCTAATTCACCTTTACTTCTAGAATGCTCTATCATTCTTAAAAACTCTATATCTCTTTCCCAAGTATTTTTTGATATCTTTTTAGCATATCTCCAAAATGCAGTATCATATTTTGATCCCTTATGATAATGCCATAGAAGAAAATTCTGTATCTGTGCCATCTTATAATGCATCATCTGATCCATTTCTTCTTTCTTTAAAATATTAAAGATAGCGTGCCATGCTATACCACTAACATCCTGATAAAAAGGTGAAGAATTTGCTTCTAATGGTTCAACAAAAGCTAATTTATTACCGTTCAATATAGTACGTTCTCCTCTAAACATACTCTTTGCAACATAATTACTAAAGTCTAGATGTCCATCAGGTTCAACATCAAACATTTTTGTAAGATTTTTCTCTGCACGATTTCTAGGAGTAATATCACTATTATAAAGATACCCTATTGAAGTACTATCAAAATTTGGAACAACAAATGTCCACCCATTAGGAGTGGCAACAGTCCTAGTATAATGAAGTTCAGGATCATATGGTCCTTTAGCAAGAATTGCAGCATTCAGTGGATTTATAACAGGTAAATAATCATCCTTATTTTCCAAATATTGTTTATGACTTAATCCTCTACAGTCCCAAATAGTATCAGCATCAATTTCTTTTTCCGGATCTTTAATATTCTTCTCTATAACATTAAACAATCCACACTCTAATATTGCTTTTGAAAATTGCTTTGGTTCATAATGAATAGCAATATGACTCATTATAAAAGGGTGAAAATGTTTAGCACCTGATTTACCCCAATTTTCATATAATACACCACTCTTTAATTTTCCTTTAAAATAATTTTCTTTCTCATAAAAAGTAGCACCCAAAACTTGAGACATTATATGTGTCAATCCAGGAAGTGTACCTTGACCTACCCTAGAAATAGGTACTTCTGGATCATAATATATGTCAATTGGATCGTATAAACTATTTCCATCGGGATCACCCGTCACAACACCATACAAATGAGATGTCATAGCAGTTATACATGCTGCATTTCCTGCACCAACGATAGCTAGTTTTTTCTTCGCCATTCAAAGTTATGATTATTACATACCATAATAACCATAAAAGACAAAAAAGTCAAGCCAAAGATTTA